AAACTTCAAGCACAACAAACTTACTACATTGCAAATCAATGGGCGAAGGTTGAAAACAATCTTTATTCTCAAGCGATCTATTATGAGCCAACTAGATTATCGGCTCAATATGATTATGAGTCAATGGAGTATACTCCTGAAATATCTGCCGCCTTGGACATATACGCCGAAGAATCCACTACTACAAATGAAGACGGATTTATTGTTCAAATTTATTCAGAATCCAAACGAATCAAAGGGGTCTTAGCTGATTTATTCAACAACGCTTTGGACATCAATACCAACTTGCCTATGTGGACAAGAAACACTTGTAAGTATGGTGATAACTTTGTCTATCTTAAACTAGATCCTGAAAAAGGTGTAGTAGGATGCCAACAATTACCGACTATTGAAATTGAACGTCATGAAGTTGGTGCTAGTGGAAAAATTTCAGTTGATGTTAAAAATGAAGTTGATAAGGACAAAAAAGCATTACATTTTACTTGGAAAAACAAAAATATGGAATTCCAATCTTGGGAAATTGCTCACTTCAGATTGTTAGGTGACGACAGAAAACTTCCTTATGGAACTTCTATGTTAGAAAAAGCAAGAAGAATTTGGAAACAACTCCTTTTGTGTGAGGATGCTATGTTAATTTATAGAACTTCAAGAGCACCAGAACGTAGAATATTCAAAGTGTTTGTAGGTAATATGAACGACGATGATGTGGAAGCATACGTACAGAGAGTCGCCAATAAGTTTAAAAGAGAACAGATTGTTGATAGTAAAACAGGTAACGTAGACATGAGATTTAATCAAATGGCGGTTGATCAAGATTATTTTATTCCTGTAAGAGACCCTGCTGCACCATCTCCTATTGACACTTTGGCAGGTGCAACAAACTTGTCAGAAATTGCTGATATTGAATATATACAGAAAAAACTTCTTACAGCACTTCGTGTTCCAAAAGCATTTTTAGGATTTGAAGAAGTTGTTGGTGACGGTAAGAACTTAGCGTTACAAGATATACGATTTGCCAGAACGATCAACAGAATACAAAAGAGTATGTTGGCCGAAATGAACAAAATTGCGATTGTCCATTTATTTTTGTTAGGATTCGAAGATGAACTTTCAAATTTCACATTAGGATTAAGTAATCCATCAACACAAGCGGATCTTCTGAAAGTGGATGTGTGGAAGGAAAAAGTTTTACTTTATAAAGATTTGGTTTCGGATCCTGGCAACGGTATACAAGCAACATCATCAACTTGGGCTAAGAAACACATATTTGGATGGTCAGACGATGAAGTTCGTTTGGATTTACAACAACAAAGAGTTGAAAGAGCGGTGGGAGAAGAATTGAAAGCAACTCCAACGGTCATTACTAAAACAGGATTATTTGATAACATAGATAAATTATATGGAACGACTACAGGATCAACTGCAACAGCAACTGCAGGTGCGGACACTAGTCCAGGTGGTATGGAAGAACTAGGGCCTCCACCATCCATCGGAGGTGAACCACCATTACCTGAACCTGCACCAGCTGAGGCTCCACCAGCAGGAGGAGAAGTAACACCTGAGTCAAGAGAAAAAGACCTTAACATTTTAGTTGAAAGAAACCTAATTCAAGGGTCGGAAATAATAAATTTGGGTCAAGGACAAGATTATTTGGGAGAAATTTCAAAACATTTAGATAAGTTATTAAATTCCTAATATTTATAGCAAAAAAAATAATAAAATGACCTTTGGAACAGTTAAATCCCTGATAGAAAACAACCTTTTAGAATCTTACAAGAACGAGTCAGAATTCAAAAAGAGTCTTAGAGAATTCAAGCACAACGTCTTGAGTAATAAATCTATGTCAAGAGCGTATGCGATATACGACCAACTGAGTTCACCACAGGGATTAAGTGAACAGGATTCCAAAATTTTTATTGAAGAAGGTGTAAATTTATTAAATAATATTTTACCCTCAATCAAGTTACCAACATCTATGTCTCAAAAAATTGAGAATAAATACAAAGATATTGATATATTAGTTTATAGTAAAAATATCAATTTGTTGGAGAGAGTTGAGGCTAAAAAGAACATTATAAATGTTTTAACCTCTGAAAAAGAATCAATCAAAGAAAGTGTTAATATTCCAATCAGCTCGATGGTTGCAGTTGCTAATCAAACGATTAGTAATTACATAGAATCTTTGGATGAAAACACAAAAAAAGAATTTTTTCAAATAGTTTCTGAAGATGCAAATACATTAGAAAATAAATTTCAAAGCATCAAAGAAAACGCAATAACAAAGTTGACAACTATTTTGGAAAACGAGGATTCTCAGGAAATGAAAAACAAAATTTCTGAAACCATAGAAAAAATTAAAATAGAGAAATTTGATCAAATAAATTTTTTGAAACTTAAAAATTTAGAAGAATCAATCTAAATTATCTTTTTTACGTTGTATATATTTTGCCTTAGAAATCTGTGTTCTTCTGACCACAGATTTTTTTGTAAATTGACGATTATCAAACAAAATTTGATTTTGTTTTGTTTTTACAACTTTTGATTTGAGAGTTTTGATTGCTCTCTCAATACTTTCACCTTGTTTTATTTTGACGATTAACATATATAAGAAATATCAACAAATATACAAAAAATTTTGACATCAGGATATTTTATAACTATTTTTATTTGAAAATAAAATAAACTCATACAAAATAGAATAAATGAAAAAAGGGAAAAGTGTGAAACTTAACCTCTATCACCCCATCAAGTCAATTTATGGAACAGTCGATTCCAAAAACTTGAAATCAGTATATATAAATATACAATCTTGGGTGACTCCAAAAAATGAAGAATACAATTGGACCCGTGTTGTCAGTAATTTAAATAGAGAAATTAAAAATTCAGTTACGGAATCTATAGACCAAAATATTTTTTTAGACAAAAATATTGTTGACTTAGACCTAAGAACAAGCGGCATCTCAAAAGGGAAAAAATCATTTTTTAATTTGGAAATAAATCTATATACAACAATAAACACTGATTTTAGGTCCCAAACAATCAAAGAATCTGTGAAAAATATTGTAAAAACAATTTATCAAAATAATGTTTGTAGAAACCAATATTTTGATTTTTCCATTTCAAAAAAACCTTCTGAAGTTTAAACAATGGAATTCTGTATATTTATCTAAAAAATATTAAATGAAAAATTTAAGGATTTTAGAAGCCAGTGAATCAGGACACGGCATATTGATTGAAATGGACGCGGGATGGGTATCTCCGAAAGATATACAAAACATTGAAGTTTTGAAAGAAGCATCAACTTTGGATTATAGAAATCCTTTCGAATTTTATGCAGTTCTTCAGAAATACGATACTCCCAACCGAAATGGTAGAACTTACCCTGAAAGGATATTAAAGAGAGAAGCCGATAGATACAAGCAAGCAATCGCAAAAGGATTATCAACTTCAGAATTAAATCACCCTGAATCGTCTTTAATTGACTTAGACAGGGTATCTCACATCATCACTGATATATGGTGGGATAAAAATATATTGATGGGTAAATTGAAGTTATTGACATCACCAGGATTTCATGAAAGAGGTGTTGTTTCAACTAAAGGAGACCAAGCGGCAAATTTAATGAGACAAGGTGTTACTTTGGGGATATCCTCACGTGGTGTTGGATCTCTAAAAAAAGTAGGGGAAAGAAATGAGGTTCAAGATGATTTTGAATTAATTTGTTTTGATTTAGTTTCATCACCATCAACTCCAGGTGCGTATTTATTTACCAATCCAGATGAACGAAGCAAATATGAGGAAAATTTGGAAGAAGAAAAAAAATCTAAGCAGACTAACGACTACGTTGAAAAGTCAGTTGACTTAATGAAAAAATTAACCGATTTTTTGGGAAAATAAAATTATGGACGAAAAATATTTTGTAGCAAAAATTCAGTATGATTTTCCTGATGAAAATACAGGTAAAATTAAAAAGGTAAGAGAAGAGAAACTGGTGAATGGTTTCTGTGTAACTGATGTCGAGGCAAAGGTTACTAAGAAATACGAAGGATTCACTCACGATTGGAGAATTACTTCAGTATCTGAAAGTAAAATTGACGAGGTAATTGACTAATTCTATTACGTAGTTCACAAATTAAAGTGATTAGGAAACTAATCACTTTTTTTGTTTTATAGGTATTTATGATATAAAACTTAATAAATCTTTGTCAGTAGTATTTGTAAAATGAATTTTTTCATTTTGGATACTATTTATATGGTGAAATAAAAATTATTTTTTTCATGCAAGAAAACAAAAACTTAGTAAAAGAGGCGCTAATTCAAATGAAAAACGTTGAAGAGGCAATCGCCCAAAATGCAAAAGGAATACTTGCTTCAACTATGAAGGAAGAAATCAATCAATTAGTAAAAGAATCTCTATCAGAACAAGATATGGAAGATGAGGTTGAATTAGATGCAGACATCGATACCGATGTTGATGCTGATAATGAAGATGAAATGGATATGGACATGGAATTTGATATGGACATGGACATGGATTCTGAAGAAAGTCCAATCGATTTAACAGATGCCTCTGATGAAGAAATTCTAAAGGTGTTCAAAGCTATGGGTGAAGAAGATGGAATCATTGTCAAAAAAGACGATGAAGAAATCCACTTAAAGGATGATGACGCTGATGTAGAATATCTAATCAAGCTTGGTGAGTCTGAGGAAGAATATGAAGAACTAGATGAAATGATGGATTTAGAAGAGGACGAAATGGACAATAAGGATATTGATGGAATTATCAAAACTATTTTCCAAGACGGAAATGTTGGTGATATCGACATGGACCAAGAAGAAGAAGTTATGTATGAAATTGAATTCGAAGAAGACGACCTTGAAGAAGGAGAAGATCTTGAAGAAGGAGAAGACCTTGAAGAAGGAGAAGACCTTGAAGAAGGAGAATACATGGATGAAATGGACATGGATGAAATGGACATGGATGAAATGTACATGGATGAAGAAGAAGATTTGGACGAATCTTACAACCACAGAAGATCTGTTAGAGAAGCAAAATTAACAATTAAACCTAAAGGTGTTGGATTAGGAAATGGACCTGGTAAACAAACCATTAAACCGACAAAAGGAGGATTCAACGAAAAAATGAAAATGGCGAATCCTAAACAGGGGACTGGTAGTGCAACAAAGGCGAAATCTTTCCCTAAAGGTGAAAATACAGATGGTAAGTCAAAAGTTGTTAAGGCTGAAACAAAAGAGGGTGATTACGGAATGAACAAAGGTGACAAATCTAAAACACACAGTGGTGAAGATTTTACAACCAAAAAAGGTGGCACTCTAAAGACAAAAGTTTCCGAAAAGGAAGAAACTAAAGAAGCATCTAGATCTTATGGAATGGGTTCAAAAGAAGGTAGAGGATTGAGAAAGGGCATTACACCTAACAGAAACTTTGTTTATGGTAAAAATGGTGTTAGAACAGAATCTACTCAAGAAGAAGTTAATATGTTGAGAGAGAAGAATGAAGAATACAGAAAAGCATTAAATGTTTTCAGAGAAAAACTTAATGAAGTTGCA